TGCAACTGTTGCTCTTGCAAGTCAAGCCTACGCCCACCTTGTTCGATGTCTGCCTGCTGCCCACGACGCTGGGTAACAAGCTGTAAAATTTGCATCGCCTGAGCGATAGGATCATTTTGTTGTTGTCTCATAGATCTTCAATAGTTGTTGCACCTTCAGTTGAGTCTTTATCCAGTTGAACCAGCTCGCCCAGTGCCCGCGCTGCTTCTTTCACCGGCGGCGGGAGATTCCCTTCAACGTTACCGACAAAAGTCTGGGACAACCTGTTTAGCTCGATGGTAGCTTGGAGGATCAGAAACTCGGTGCCGTAGTCAATCCACCAATCTGTGTCAGTATCAGCAGACCAGTCAGTCCACCAGTAAAATGCATCCGCCACGATCAACCTAGTTGTAGTCGTAGCAGGGTGTAAGTAAAAATTGTGCCCTTCAATAATCACATAGTTCTGACCCAGCAAAGGATCATTACCAAACGAAGGGTCAGAGTCGGAAAGATACCGCTGAGAGGTCTCAAGTGGAGCCACACGGTAATCTTCCCGCGCATACAACCGGGCAAGCTGTTCCTGCGTGAGGACTTTCAGTGTGCGATCTGTGCCTCCGTAAGCGCCGCTTCCCGATGTGCCGGAGACGCGTTCATACCAGAATTTGATCTTCCGCGCGGTGCCTGTGCCAGAAAACCATGTTGGCGACCGCCAGTCGGTGGCTGTGCCTGTGTAAGAAAAGTGCCCTCGCTTACGACAGATGGAGAAATCATGAAATTTCTCTGCAACTTTCCGAGCGTTGTTTAACGCTAGGTGAAGCAGATTGATTTCAGTTGCGCCGGAGCCTTTCACATAGGAAGAGGTTTCCTTGTGAAGGTTAGCAGCGATTACTTCTTTGATTTGTCCAAGAATCATAGCGAGGGCACCAAGGATTAGAGGTTAAGCGTGACCACGCACACCGAGGCCGCCGAAGGAACCGTGTTTAACCTTCGAGCGGTCATAGTTCGGTGGAGGGCCAGAAGTGCGTTTGACACTTTCCCGTGCGGTGGTGTCAAGCATAGAGGTTTCTTTGACGTCTTTGGCAGCACCTGGCTTACCGTCGTAGGATTGAATAGGAAGTTTCATTTGATTTGTAAGGAAAAGTGCCCGTGGTTAAAGGCCCACGGGCCGAGGCCTGATTGATTAAACGCCCCAGATGAGAACCCGGAAGGTTCCAGTAACATCAGCAGGGTCGTCGCGGTTAGCGTCGGTAGCCTGCGCGGGATTGTAGAAAAACAGCTTAGTTCCATCGTAGCTCGGGCACGTTGGTAGTGCAAGAGCATCGTCAGATTTCTGAGCCATTGTTGAGCCGAGGATCTTGGAATAACCCAACGTGGAAGCATCGACAGTGTTTGTCGCGCCCCCTTGTGAGGCAAGAACCAAAGTAACCTGGGTCGTGCGGATTTGATATGGCGAGGAGACTTGGAAGAATCCAAGCTCAGTCGTCACATTTGCTTCAGTTAGTGCAGCCATAAATTACACCGTGAGACCGGTGATACCCTCCAGGTAGAGATGATTTTCAGGAGCCTTGACAACCATGCCACCTTCACCAAGGAATTCATCCTTGCGGCCGTCTTCGTCGTTGTTTTGACGATTCTTAAGCAAGGTGATTTCACGGTCGTTCATGTCCATCCAGCTGAGGCAGCCGACGTCGAGAACGAATCCCGTGGTGCGGAGAGCTGTGCGCTGGAAGAGCGGGTGAGACTTAAGATAAAGCGTGCCCCATGGAGATTCCCACATGTTGATTGTCATGCCATAGGACTCTTCTTTGGTCTTGAGAGTCGTGGTCTTGATCGACTTCAGCGCGAAGTATTTCTGGAACACGTCGTAAAGAGTCGAACCGCAGACGAGAAGCTTCTCGAAGGAACCATCAGCGGTGTTTTCAAACGCACGGCGAAGGAGGCCTTCAAGTTGAGCACAGGTCACGTTGCCGTTTACCTGGATAACTCGTTTGGCTTCTTCAGTTTGCCATGCGCTAGTGGTGATAGCCGAACCACCTGTGCGGTAGCCGAAAGAGCCACCGTCAGCAAGTTCATACTGCTTAAGGAACCAGCGGATACCGCCGGTTTGACGACGAGGGACAGACTTACCACCCTGGTTTGTCACGGTTTGAACACCACGCTCGCCGAAGAAAGCAGACATTTCAATCGACTCCGTGATGTCAAGGCTAGCTTGCTTGACTGCGCTGGCGTAGATGCCAGTTTTGTCAAAACGAAGGCCAGCTTTGAGAGCGGTGGAAGGAAACGGACCAACAGCTTGGCGGAAGATCTGTGTGTAGTTCTCCGGTTCAATGGGAAACTCAACACGACCCTCACGAGAGCGGTCACCCTCAGCGGCGGACTTGCCGACGTTCATCACAGCGATTGAGTTAGCATCGGTGTCATTGCTGACATCGGCAACAGTTGCGGTGGAAACAACGAGGATGTAGTTCAGTGTCGTGTCGATAGCGGTGACAATCCCGTTGAGATCGAGGAAAGCAGAAGCAGCTGCGTTTGGAACTCGTTTCAGCCAAACACAGTCATCGACCAAGAACTTGCTTGCATCGGCAACATAGATGCCATAAGTGGTTCCCGAAGTCCACGCAAAACCAGCAGCGGCCTGCGAAGCAGTATTTGCCGAGTTGACAAAAGGCCCAGCACCACCACCACCGAGAGAACCCGACGTTGCAGTTGTGCTTTCCTGATGTTTATGTGCCTGCTCAAACCAAGAAAACTTTGGCTTGTCAGTTTCCTCTTTGTCCATGAGAGAAAGAAGATAAGAGAGAATCGCCTTGCCTTGGGGATATTTCCAAAAGATTTGGCGAATTGCGCGCTCAGAGTAACGAGACTCCAAGTCAGTAGAAGAGATGAGACCTAACATTGTGGGTTATGGGTAATTGCGATTAACGGAGGTAATCAGAGAAACTGCCTGCACCGGTTTTGGCCTGGGCGTTTGGTCTCCCTCCAGAAGACGAACGCTGAGGACTAAAACCGCCAGCCTGTCGAGCTGGATTCGATTTGATGGAAAATTGAGGGTCAATGGAGCGGATGATTTGCTGGGCTTGTAGGGCAACCTGACGACGCGCGTCAGAATGGCTCTGTGGTTTGTAGCCACTTTGGGAGACAAGCTCTGTGGCTTGCCGGATCACTTGCTCATACTTTGCCAAGGATGGATACTGAGAGCTCACATTCTTAACAAAGGTCCTGGTTTGCTGCTCGCGGACAAAAGCTTCTTGTGCGTGAAGCTGCTGTTGGATAGGACCAAGATCGTTTTGATAGAGAAACTGGGAAGAGGTGACAGCGTGCTTGGCGGTCCCGTCGAGCATGGATTGGAAGGCTTCGACTAGTTTCTCGGGCGCGGCTTCAGGGTCGCGGAGTAGTTTAACAAACTCAGCGTTAACTTTGTAACGGTTGAGCTTAGCGTCGAGTTCCTCTGGGGAAAGCTGGACTTGCTGTTGGGTCTGACGAGGCTGCAGTCGCATAGCTGTTTGAGCCGCGAGTTCAGCAATTTGTGTAGGTGTAAGACCGGCTGATTTGTCAGTCTGCTGGTCGTCAGTGGAGTCGTCATCGTTAAGATCGACGGAGTCATTGTCGAGGAGTTCATCCTCTGGGAGGTCATCGTTAAGATCGTCCTCCAGTTCAAGGTCATTTGGCATTGTCGTGTTGTGTTATTTGTTGGGTTAAATCGTCAGCCATTGTTTGAGGCTGATCGAGAAATCTTTTAAGCTCCTGAGCTGCACCAATTAACCGCTCGCGGACGAGGAAGGTTCTGATGTCAACTGGAGTGTCTTGGAGGATAGAGTTTATTGATCGCTCGTAAAGCTCTTGAGCTTCTTGTCGAAACGTCGTGAAAGCGTCATTCTTTTCAAGCAACTGGAGAGAGAGCAGTAGCTGGTCCGCTTCCTGGCGGGAGAGTTGGAGGGAGGAGTCCATTTTGTGGTTGGGGTTGGAGTTGGAAACGATCAAGGTTCTTGAGACCTCGCAGGGCAAAAGCTTCTTTGGTCATCGCTACGAGGTCAAAGCCAGAAGCCTGGGCAAGTTCAGGATTAGAGGCCAGGGCAATGATGAGTTCCTGAAGCGACTGAGCCATGTAGTTCTTCTCGGAGGACAGTGTGCCATCGTAGGAGAAATAGTCTTCGTTGCCGAGGAGCTCGATTGGGTCTTGCGGATGGAAGCGGTCATAGGTCTCGATTGCCGACATCCCTAAGACTTTCTCATAAGTCTCAAAAGTCATGTCCTGTCGGCAGTTAAGAAGCATCTTCCTCCCCTGTGGAGCAAGACCGTCGATCCACACAGTGGCAGCAATCAGCTTCATGCGGGAAGCTGCGCCAGCGTTGGCTGCACGGTTTTCGGTAGCGGAACGACGGCCCGAGGCAACCTGGCCCATAGAGTTTTCGTTCACACCTGAAACCACCTGCATGAGCTGAGAGAGACTCTGCACATCTTGCATGTGGGTAACCGTTGGATCGACGGTCTTAAGCTGGCTAATAAACGCTGAGACGCCCTGGTTGTAAGGGGCGTTTTTCTTGAGAAGAATGTATTTATTACCAGCAGTGAGGGTAGAGAGATCAACAAAACTGGGGTCAACAACAAAGCGACCTTCAATGTTCTGGCGAACAGCAGCGACTCGAGCGTTAATCAACCAAGTGATGACCTCTTGCAGGGGATCGATGAGAGAGGAAAGGGAATCGCAAAGTTCCGTGTGCTGGTCGGGGGAAAGAGCCAAGATGTCATAGGAGAATTCACCATGCGGAGCGTTCAGTGGCTGCGCGGAAAGGAGTCTTTGGTCATTTGCCATAGCAAATAGCCAGATCTCCTCTTCCTGGGAGTCCGAGAGATCATAGTCCGCTGGGACGATCTTAGCCTGAATAGTCGTGAGGCAAACCATAAAGTCTTTTTTGGGCTCACCAGACTTAGTGTCCTGTGGACTCACGTTGCCCAGTCGAGTTCCCTCATCCCGTTTCTTCCAAGCATCGGCTGTGAATGCTGTGATGTGCTCGGTTCCGGTCAATGACCCAGCCTTTTCCATCGCACGGAGGTCTTGGAAATGGTATTCAGTCTCATCTGCGGCAAACCGGCCTTGCTGCCAGCGAGAGAGCGGTTGGCGGGTGTCGAAGAAGAAGTTGTAAGGAGAGATGACATCGACCTCGTTACCTTCGTAGGTGATAACTTCATCGTCTTGAAGGGCGGGTTCTTCCATCGACATGGTTAAACCACCCATCCCGGCGAAGGGGATTTCGATAGCGGACTGCTCACGCTGAATTGTCTTGGAGCTATACCGCCAAGAGGTTTTCATGACCCCGAGCTTGAACCGAGCCATGTCAAGGAGAGCCTGAACGAGCTTGGAATGGTAGCGGGTTTGACGCTCCTCGCGGTTAAGTATAGCTTGGCAGGCCTCGCGGATTGGACCGTAGTCCTCGGGGCCAGTGGCTTCGAGTTCAAAGATGGATTCTTTTTGAGTGTAAGCGAGGAAGAGAAAGGTGACAAGGGTATTGACCTGGGCAAAGGAGAGAGGAACAGTCATCTTCTCTGGTTCACCCTTGTTCCGCGCACGAGCATCTTGCGCATCAGCTGTGCGGATGGAGCGATAGGTGTCAAGAGCCTTGTCCCACGCGGCGTAGTTCTTAGCCATGTCGCCGCGAGAACGATTCAGGTTCCTCACAAGCATAGAACGCAGCTCATCCAGCTTTTCGTCTTGGATTTCCGCCGAAAGGCGTTCGATAAGTTCTGGGGTCATGTTTTAAGCTGCAATTTGTGAAAGATTACCAGAAGAAAAGTATTTCAGGTCCAACGAACGATCCATGAAATCAACTTCATCTAGCTTGATCGCTTGGCGAGAAACGTCAACCCAATCAAGGCCAACAACGCACGCCCGGTAGAAACATTCCATCATGTGGTCGTTTTTGTCAACGGGTTTTTCTTTATCTTTGTCCCAACAATAGGTGTAGAATTCCTTGATCGTCTCCGAGCACGAGGACATAATGAAGATATTATTCTCTCGGACGAGTGCTTGCTTGGCTTTTTGAATCCCAGTCGAGAGTTCCTTAGGTGCGGGCATGACATTGAGGCCATTGGAGATGAACACATCCGCGTAGCACTTACCATCAACCGGGTTAGGAATAAAAGCAATCGGGTCCACGCAAATCTGCCAAGGCGTCCGCCCGTTGAGGATTCTCAGGATCATCGAGCACAGATCCTGGATGTAACAAGGTGAGAAGATTTCCTGATAGCAAAACGATTGCCCTGTGGGAGCCGTGGCCCAGAATTGCACCGCGTGAGGTGTGCGCGGGTGAGGGTCGATAAATACCCGGATGGTATAGTTATCCGGCGGAGCGTCATAGTCCTTCCACCCGTGTGGTAAGGCGATTTGCACATGCTTCTCTTGGTCAAACTCAGAGTAAACGAGGCCTTGAGAGTTCTTCGGCAACCCATAAATTCGACTAGCCCTTTCACTCTCCGAGAGCTGTTTAGCAAAAAGATCCACCTCTTTCCGATCGAGTGTTTGATTATCATAGCTCGACCCGGTCATGATCCAACACTCTGGCTTTTTGTCCCAGGAGAACCCTTCCTCAAACTGACTCTTCATCATCTTGACCGGGAGAAAAAACTCATTAATCCACTGCTCAGCAATAGGCGTGCAGGTGAACCAAGCTGAGCCACCAGTGTCCATGAGTCCTCGGCTAACCGCATTCCACATGCCTTCCGGAATCGGCTCGTCCACATGGATCCAATCCCACTGTGAGGACTCAAGCCCCATTGGGTTAGCCATATACGACCGCACGGTGTCCAGTTCAATCGTGGAGATGGTCCCCCAGATGTTCTTGACCTTAATCACCGAAACCTCACCAGCCTGGTTCTTCACAACCTGCTCAATCCGATCCTTCGGCAAGAACGCCATCAGCTTCCCAGTCTCCAGCGAGGTGAAGATTTCCCGCGCCTTGTCCCAGTCAGCGACAAGGATCACCCCTTTTGTCGCCCGCTTGGGAATCCCCAAATACCTATTCGGATCGGATTCAGGAAGCCAGAGGCGGCCGCCAAGGGCGAAGGCACAGTCCTCAGCGGAGCCACAAGTGGATTTGCCGAAGCGGTTGCCTGTGCGCAGGTAGCGGTATTTGTAATGTGCCGCGAGGTGGAAAAGGTTCTGCTTAGGCTGTGGACGATAGGCGAAGAGTCCGTAGTTTTTACGGAGTTCAGCGAGTCGGCGGAGAGCTTTGAGGCGGTCCTGTTGGTCTGGATCGACAGTGGTCACATTCTGCGTTGTTGTTGTTGAAACTTGTTAAGTCCGCCGCCACCGGCAGAACCCATAAGGCGTGGTTTAGCTCTTGTGCTTCCGTCGCGCTGTGAGAGGATTCTGCGTTGACCTGTGTTTGGATCAACCATGCGGCCATCGTCGCCCATTTGCCAGCGACCTGGGCTAGGCGGAGGTAAGAATGGACTGCTTTCATCTCCTGATGGAGCGTATCCAACTTCGTTCATTTGGCCTGAGCCAAAAAAAGACGCGCTTTCAAGTGGAGCACCGCTGAACTGGCCAGCGTCCATGCCAGCGGGCGCTGGAGTGAATGAACCAGGGTTGATGATACCGCCAGCGGCCACAGCGGTCAAGTGCGTGGTTCCATTGTTCTGAGCGTTCACTTTTGCCGCTTGCTCTTGGTTCCGATAAAGCTCCATAGCTTGTTTTTGGCGCAAGAATATATCACGAAGTTGAGCGTTCCAGTCGTTGTTCATAGGAGGTAAGTTTTGTAGTTGAACTAAATGCTGGCTCCAGTGCGGACCATCTGCACATTAGGAGCTTTTCTAATACGAGTTACTGCGCCAGTAGAAGCTACAAGGACGTATTCGTGCACCCAGCGTGTTTGTGGTCGTGGTGGGACTTTGGCGATGCTATCAGTTACACTTGCTTTGACCGATTCAGTTGCAACTACAATGCTTGAGTCGTATATCCTGGGGGTGCTGGAAGTGTATCCTTGGGTTTTTATTGACAGTTCACCTGGGACGATTACGATGCCAGCTTGAGCCCCAAAATCTTGCTTGGTTCGGGTTGTCTTGTTCGGATAGGGGTCAGCAGGTTCAGGTGTAGTATAGGTGCCATACGCCGCCCAGCCAGCTCCTGTGGTAGCAAATTCGTTTCGATATGTCGTGCCGTCGGTTTGGTCTGTGACAATACCAAATTCGTTAAACCCTCGTGCGTGGCCCGTAAGGCTGCCGGTGGTAACGTCTAGTGTGGCGTCAGCAGCATCAGCAGAGACAGTATAGGCTCCCGTGGTGGCATCTCGCAGAATTCCATAGGCAACAATCTGAGTGTCACTCATCACCGCGTGAATAAACGCCCCCATTGGCACGTAGGGGATAAACAGCGACATGCCGGGATAAAGCCCCACTGTGCTTGTGACAGTGATAATGTTTGAACCTACCGTCAACCGTAGGCCAGCAAGGCTTACCACGTCAATAATATTTGGAATTGCTGGAGTAAGAAAAACACCGCTGGCTTGATCACAAGCACGGTAAGCAGAATAAGTAGTAGGCATAATTAGATTTCTAAGGGTTTAAAAGGGTTTGGAGGAATAACATAATGGCGACGGTAGTAAAAACCTCCGTCGCGCTCAGTTACCTGAAGCTTACGATAATGAGGTGTCCAACCTGTCATGTTTGTAGCAGGATAAATAGAGCCTAGTTCCCAGCTAACTTCTCTAGCATTCGGTGTGCCAAAATCTTCAATCCGGCTAGCGGCAAGAATAACCTCAGGAATTTTAACCTCTTCATGAACACAGTTGATAGAATTCTGCATTCCAAGCGTGGAATACTGAACCGTTGTTGGACGGGGTTCAGTAGCAACAAAACCTGGGATCGGACGGTAGGAAAAGAATTCCTCTACGCTATGCTGGGTGTTAAAGTCCCCACCAGGGACGAGAATATAGCGATCAAAGTAACGTGTGCC